TCGTGAACAGGACGTTGCCTTGTTTGAGAGCAGCGATGAGGAAGTATATGACACCGGAATATCCAGCGAGACCGCCGAAAAGATTCGCGAGCTTTCCTCCGCGTGCAAAGAACTTCAATTGAAAGTCTCCAATTATTTCGAAGAGTGATACGAGTACAACATTTAAGAAACTCATGGTGTTACTAGTGGTGGAGAATTTCCTTTACATAATTTAGAATGAGCAGAGTACAGGCTGTTCAGTTACTCGCCCGAGGACCCCAGGACTTGTGGCTCTCGGGTGATCCGCAAGTAAGTTTTTACAGATCGACGTACCGTCGCCACGAACCATTCGCCACGACGACCGAGACCCAAACTGTTCCGCGAGATGGTAAAGTACGCCTGGTACGTAAGGGTGATCTTTTGGGATACATGTACCTGACGGTTCACGATCCGGACACAGGTTACATCGTTCCCGGGCTTACGTGGACGTCTCTTCTCGATCGGGTCGAACTTGTTATCGGAAATCAGACTGTCGTGACACACGATACGGTATACCTTACACAAATTCGGCCAACCCTCGAGGCTAAAAATCTGTCCCAACGAAGCTCTACGAGTTTTCTTCCACTTGGATTTTTTACCGACCAAACCCCTTTACCTTTGTCGGCCATGAAGTATACAGACATCGATATAGTACTCGCCGGTCAGTCCCAGTCCTACGGATACAAACTATGGACTCAGCAAATTCATCTCGGTGACGCGGAGCGAAACTGGTTTAGCACGACGCCTCATAAAATGCTTCTTACCCAAGTTCAACGTCTTCCGGTGACGACCGAACCATCGTTTCGCGGACCGATAAAGTACCTTGCATGGCCGACACTGAATTATAACGACCTGTATTCGTCGATAAAATGGAATGTTAAATTTTCGGGTGGAACCGTGGGTGTTTCGAGCGCGAGTATATACGACGGCAACGTATACGTCGTAGGAAACTATTCCGGTGGCGCAGTGACATTCTATAACCCGGACGGTTCTGCTTTCGGAACCACGCTCCCACAAATAGGAAACCAGGCTGTGTACATTGCGAAATACGACACAAATGGATATGTTCAATGGTGTACATGTATAGGTTCACCAGCCGAAACTGATAACGTGAATGATGTTCAGGTTGACTCGACCGGCGTTTATGTCGCAGGTATCTTTAGAGGAACGGCATCGTTTTATAATTCGGACGGAGCTCCATCCGGCCAAACACTCACTACAATTGTAGCCGGGGGTGAAAATGGATACATCGCTCGGTATACACATGCGGGCGTACTCGAGTGGTGTACACGATTCGGTCACATAACGTCCACGGGCCATGTCAGGAACTGGACAATAAAAATAGACGCATCGAGTGTTTACGTTTCGGGCCGGAGTGGTCAATTCCAACCTATTAGGTTTTATAATTCAGATGGATCTCTTTCGGCAAATTCTGATACATCTATAGTATGGGTTTCATATATTGCAAAATACACAAAGAGTGGGTTTCTCACATGGCGATCTACCCAGACACAGAATCCTGAAAATTATGGACTCGCTGTAGGTGACACGGGTGTTTACATAACGTCGGCTATAGGTGACAGTACCATGAATTTCTACAACTCGGATGATACATTGACTAGTGGACGAACGCTCACGGGTACGTCCCAATTCATATATCTGGCACGGTACGATACAACGACCGGTATGTGTGATTGGTGTACACGTATAACATCCGGGGCAGGTAACTTCTCACGTACGGCCGATTCAGACTCGGTCGGGAATGTATACGTGGTCGGAATTGGTAATTCACTTACAGAATTTTATAATTCAGACGGGTCCAAAGCATCCGCGTCTATATCGGCGTCGGGATCATACGGACTCGTCGCGTCGTATGATTCGTCCGGATTTTTCAGATGGGCGGCTCGCATAACAGCCGATCGGATCAATTCGGTAGCATGTTATGACGACCGGGTATACGTAAGTGGGATGTTTTCAGGGACGCAATGTCTCCCGTATAATGCAGACGGAACGCCGTTCAGTAAAATCCTGACGCGCCGGAGCACAACGCGCGACACGTATATAGCGGCCTATACGAATACGGGCAAAGTTCTATGGATCGCACAGGGTGCATCATCGATCAATAGCGCAATGGGGCGCATTGATGCAGATTCATCCGGTGTTTACTTTACAGGTTCATTTACAGGTGGGCCAATGCGAATATACGGGACCTTGGGGCAAAAGTCCACAACGGACCTGACACAGCTCGGTACACAATCTGGATTTGTTGCAAAACTTTCACTCTAAAGTTATGAGACGACTGTTGTGTAATGTTCACCGTCGGTAAATTTAAGGTTGATATCTTGGCCGACGACCAGTACATCGGCGCGTGTCTAAGTCGCGGCCACGAATGGGACGCCTGGATGCGCCAGGATCTTCCGCACCTCGTGAAACCCGGTATGGACATTCTGGACATCGGTGGTAACATTGGCTGGAATGCACTCATGTTTTCGGATTACGGTCCGGTCCATACATTCGAGCCATTGTACCACTCGATTGCTCAAAAAAATGTCGACCAAAACACGACCACGTGGCCCATCACAGTTCATCCATACGGCCTCTCGTCCAGCGAAGCTACCGTGCCTATATACCAAGAACGGCACAATGCGGAATCGACGTGTAACTATGGTGGATCGACTCTCGCGCCACACGACGTTACCGGGTACGACCGCGTGGCCGACATCCGGGTCAAGCGACTCGACGATGTTTACACCGGTACACCCTGTCTTATCAAGATTGACGTCGAGAACCACGAACTCGAAGTACTCAAAGGGGCGGCCCAAACCATTCGAAAACACCTACCGCACATGTATGTCGAAATTTTCGATTTCGACGACGGCCCGGTTCCTAAATTTATCAAGGAACTCGGATACACACAGGTGGTCAAACGACCCGAACACAACTATCTCTTCGTTTCTCCCCTAAAGACGTGAGGTGCCTAGTACGTAAATGGGGGACACAATCACGTCGCGTTTTATTCAGAAGTTTGACTGCGCCAACGAGTCTCACGTGAAGTGGCTCCAGAAGATGACTGTGCTCGCCCCGACCCTCGGCGACCCGACGGCCCGGAACCAGATTGTCGACGAGATTAATGCCAATCCGATGAACCTAAAAGTTACGACGGTCGAGGCGCTCGACTGGCCGCACATTCATTTCGTACTCGCGACGGCCTACGCAACCAAGGTTCTGACCGGCAAGGCGTACATTCCTCCGGCACGTGCGTAAATTTTCTGTGTCCAAAGTAAAGATGGTCGGAACTCCTACTGGATTTCTAAACTCCAAGCGTCGCGTCATTACCCGTACGGCCGCAGGTAAGTACGTTGCGCGTACGGCCGCGGGTGGTCTGGCGTACAACCCCAAGGCGAAGTTCCACAAGAGCCCGGGCGGTACCGAGCGCGCGACCAAGTATCTAAAGAACCTGATGGTGATTCCGTCGCCGATCCGCCCTAAGTTTAACCGCAAAGAGCGCGCGAACACGGGGGCTAAGCGTGCTCCGTACGCCAAGCGCGTCCGGGGCGTACGTGTCCTGCCCGTCAAGCGCCGCGCGTACATAGCAGAGATGTTTGAGCGTGCGTCCTAGAAAAAATAATGTAACTACATACTAAATGCCATCTCCCAAACGCGCAAACTATAATAACAATAAGGCCTTTGAGAATGCGCGCGCAAACTATAACCGTAAAGGTAAACGCGCTGCGTCCTCGCCGCTCAAGCTCACGAATGCCATCGGACACATGAACAACATGCTCAACAAACTGAGCCTTGCAAATCTGTATCGTCTGCGTCTGTCGAGCAAAGCGATGCGTAACAAAATCAACGCGTCTGGTATGATAGAGAAGAAGATTCCGGCGGCTCAGCGGGCCGAGGTTCAGAAGCGCGCACGCAATCGGCTCAAGAACCCCAGCTATAAATACCTCAATGTGAACCAGTGGCGCCGACAAATGTTCCCCGAACATAGCCTCGGTCTACACCCGACCGTCGGTGTTACGAGCCGGCTGACGACGCATCATCGCATGGGTGAGCACATTCGTAATTTTGCCGGTCGGACGTCTCGCGGCGTTCTGCCCAAAGTACACAAAAATCTGTACGCCACATGGGCGCTGGAACATAATGAGGGTCGGCCGTACGTGCCGAACAACCGGAACAAACAGGCGGTCGCGCGCGCCCTCATCGCCGCGTTCCGCAAACGCAAGGCGGCTCGGCGCTAAATCAAATTGTACAGGTGGGTAAGCCGCTCGGTATACAATCCGTACGGGACCTCGAGTGACACCAGTTCGCCACTGATTCGAAACCCGTCACTCGTCTGTACCAGTTGACTGATTGTCACCATGTCGAGGTAGGCCTCGACGCAAAAAACTTTGAGAGCCTCCATTTCCCACGTGTTGATATCAATCAGAGATAGGTCTTCGCCGACCGGGGGCCCACCGTCGAGCTGAAAATCAAACATTGTCGGTGAAGGCCATTCCTTTTTCTGGCGCACATGTCGTTCGATCATGTGCGCCATAAGAAGCGCATCCTGTCGTCGCCGGAAGACAACGGTGGCCGTTTTCATATTTTCGTTCGATGTCCGCCACGCAAACACCGAATTTGCATTACTGTGCAAAGTAAAAACCTTTTTAGGCTTTTGGTTGGTTCGCGGTACACGCGTAGGCGGACGTGCGATGGTCAACATCCCTTTTACGTTGAAACGTGGGGATTCTTTACGTAGCGATCAGCGACGCTGTCCGTCTCCTGACCCTTATAGCCCGCGTACGATTTCGTAAGGATGAGCCATAGGGCGACGAAGCCTGCTGCGGTCAGAAGTGGGCCAGATTTCATTTACTCTAACCAAACATTTTCATTCACCTGAGATGCGTGTCCAAAAATCTTCAATCTTGTGTGGCTCCTCGATGACGGGTGGCTTTTTGTTCTTCTCGGCCGCGGCGACATCCGCGACCGCCTCGGCTTCGGCTGCCGTGACAGCAGCCTTGGCTTCTTCGGCCTCGGCCTCAGCCTCCTTTTCGAGTTTTTTCAGTTCGTACATGATATCGGCCAACGAAAGTCGGTCGCAGATATCATCCACGTCGATGTCGCCCCCTTTGGCGGCGAGCATTTCGGCAAAAACACGTTTCGGACGAGTCATATCTCTCATGGTCGGAGATAAAAGCTCGTTTTATCGGACGCGCTCAGGGCTTTTTTAAAATCAGGATTGTTGAGTACGCACTCGCGTATCAGAATCCATAGGTCCGAACGGTCCGAAATACCTTCGAGCGTGTCCCATCTCATTTCGGTATTTTCGTCGTGATTCTTTTTGAACGGAACTTGGTTCGTTTCCATTTTGGTCCGTTGGTCATTAAATTTTTCTATGACGTCCGTCTGCTCGACGGCCGACATGGGAAGATCGAGAACGTATACGTGGTAGACACTTATGGTATCGGCATCGGCCTCTGTGTCCCCTGGACCCTTGTAATCGGTCGAGAACCGAAAGTATGTATAGGCACCACGTTTCATATCTATAGTTCCCCTGGTCTCTTCGTGAAGTTCACGGACGGCACACCGTAAGGGGTTATAGACTTCGCGGCGGCGACACCCGCCTGTGACAAACGTCCACTCTTTGTATCGTCGGTCGTGTACGATGAGCATGTGTGGTCGGTTACCGATC